TTAACTCTTTCTTTGGCATTGATCATCTCCATAGAATGTACTTTACTAAGGCATATCTCTCCAGTAGATTTATCTATAGCTAAAAATGCTGCTTCATCTACACCATTAGCTTCTGCATAAGCTGATATCTGTGCAATATAACCAAAGGGATCTTCCTCTAATAAGTTATTAGTTTTAAACTTTTGAAAGCTGGAGGAAGAAGCACTCTTACAATCAACAAGAACACCATCTATCATAGAATCTTGGTGGCCTTTAATACCTTCAACTTCAACTTCTTTCTGTTGATCTTCTACTTTATGACCAGATATTGAGGAACAAAGTAATAATAATTCTTCAAGTATATATCCATATAAAAATTTAATTCGGGTACTTGCTGTTAAAGGTACAGTATCTCTCTTGGTATTTACATCATACCATAATTGTCTATCAGGTTTACCTATCTGAGACAGTCTAAGATTGCCATAAGATCTAGGTTTCTCATACATAAATTCTTTTATATGAACCTTCAACATTTCTCCAAAAGTATCTATGTGTTGGTCAACTTCTTTCTCATCCATGTCAATAGGATCAAGAGAAAATAAACTGTAAATGTCTTGTACTAAAGTATCTATTGTTTTCATTCATAAAAAAAAGGAGGGATACCGAAGCACCCCTCCAAGTCTCCTTTAGGG